GATCCGAGCGCGTTCGTCGCGGTGACGGTGCACGTCACCGTCGTCCCCACATCGGCGGGGGTGACGGTGTAGGGCGTCGTGCCGTCGCCGACGTCCGTGCCGTCGCGCTGCCACTGGTAGGCGTAGCCGGTGGGCTCCCCCTGCCAATTGCCCATCGTGCACGTCAGGGTCGCGCCCTCTTGCATGACAAAAGGAACATCGACGTTGACGGGCGGCGCGGTGGCCGCGCCCCCGGCTCCGGTGACACCGAGGGCGGCGAGGCGGGCGGCCTCGTCCTCGGTGAAGGCGGCGACCTCACCCGCGAAGTAGCTCGCGAACTGCTCCGAGAACGTGACGGGCGTCGAACGGTCGATCGACGTCTCGACGGTGGTCGGGGCGGGGTTCAACCGCCCTTCGAACCGTTCCGCGTCCTCGAGCGCCGCCGCTCCGGGATGTCCCGAGGCGGCGTCGCGCGCGGCGCGGTCAAGCTGGACGGAGACGCGCGGATCGTAGGTCTGCGGTATCTCCGGATGCTGCGGGTTCGGCGGATTGATGCGCGGCGGCTCCTCGAGACCGGCGGGCATGGTGCCCAGGTGAGGAGCGGCGGGGCGCGGCGTTTGATCTGACATCTAAACCTCCGATCATGCTGGGTTCGTAAGCGGCGGCGCGGCGTTGGCGCCGGTCGAGGTGGCGGGCCTGATCGCGGGGGCCTGGGACCACGTCGGGTTGAGCGGTTGCGTCGAATAAGGCGCCCCCGGCGCACCCGGCAGACCGGCGAAGGCCCAGTCCTGGGTCAGCAGCACGACAAGCGATTGCAGGTGCCGCATGTTGCAATCGTGTTCGGCGATGACACGGAACAACGACTGATCGCGCTGGAAGGTCGAGACCATTCCGACGCCGTCATTGTAGGCGGCGACGTCGGAGGCATCGACGACGACGTTGTAGGTGTCGGCGATGACGAAGTCGGCCATGTCGACGAAGTAAATCTCGCTCGCCTTCGTGTAGGTCGAGATCACGAGGTTTGTCGGGATTTGCTGCGTGATCTTGACGGGGTAGCCCTCGAATTTACCCGCCGCCATTTCGTCCTTGAAGTAAAACCCGCCAACGGAGTCACGCGCGACCGAGATAAAGCGCGCGGCGGTCGGCGACATGATCCAGGTCGGGCGGATCATGCGCGACATGCCGTTTTGCAACGTCAGGATCGCGGCGGACGCGGCGGCGAGGATCGCGGTCAACTGGTCCCCCGGCCCCGGCGTGGCGGGCATCGGCGCCACCGTGATCAGGTTCGCGGGCAAACAGAGCGAGCGCATGCCCACGGGTCCCTTGTCGGTCCCGTTGCCTCGCAGGAACGCGAGGTCCTCGCGGCGGGCGACGGTTTGCACGAGGTCGTCGCGGACGATCTCCTCGACCCCGATCGGGGCGCGGCGGATCAGGTCGTTCGAGACGGGAACCATCGCCGTCAGTTTCTTGGCGACGAAGTTCACATCGTCGAACCGCTCTTGTGAGACGGCGATGTCGTCGAGTTCGTTCTGGTAGGCGGCGGACGCGCCCCCGGCCAGACGCGGGATCGTCAGATTGCCCATCGGCATGCCGACTTCCATCGGCGAGGAACCGCGGACAACGGTGTTCGCGCGTAACAACTCGATGAGGTCGGCCATGAAGTCTTGCGGGATCAGCGCGCCGCCTTCTCCGGTCACGGAGCCGTTCAGCGCGCGGGCGACGATGTCATCGCCGAAGCGGTTGCGGACGAATTCGGCGGCTTTATCCATGCCGACATGATTGAAGCGGGCGTGCATCAGGCCCAACACATAACGCGCGGCCTTGACGCCCCGCTTGTCGCGCAATCCGGCGTCGGGGTCGCGTTTGGCGCGCGCCTCGGCCCTCGGCCCGGTCTGGCGGACGCGGAACCCGCCACGGGCGAGGTTCTTGTCGTCGTCGTCAGCTTCGCCATCGGTGTCACCGTCGCCATCGGCATCCGTCGCTCCCTCGGCGGCGGCCTGCATCGCGGCGGCGACGCGCTGTAAGCGTTGATCGATCGCGGCGAGCGAGGCGGCGAGTTCGTCGAACGTGTTCGACTCGGTTTCGTCCATCGGTTTGTCGTCGTCCTCGGCTTTCACGAGGGTTCCCATTTTCGCGACGATTTCGGCGCGGCGGCGTTTCAGATCGCGATGCCGTTCGGACAGGGTTGGCGTGGTCATTGTTTTTTCCTTGATGGGGGTAAAGCGGGCGCGGCGCGCCTCACTCAGTCATTGCGTTAGCGAGTTGAAGCATGCGGCGGCGGCGTGCCCGTGATCTTGTTGTTTCTTGCTGGGCAGTCACTTCCTCGCCGGTTTCCGGCGCGGTGTCGGACGCGGTTGCCGTGCCTTCACCCGGCGCGGGCGCGTCCATCAGCGCCTCCGGGTTCGCGGGCACGGTGACGATGGAGAGTTCGACAAGCTCCTGTTGCTCGAAGTCGATCCCCGGAAACCAGTCATCGGCGCCCCGTGTGGGGTCGCGCGTGTAGTCCCATTTCAGCGGGCGGAACCCGACCGAGGTCGCGGCGATGAACCCGGAGCGGGCGAGGCGATAGACGGACTCCGCGAAGGCGCCGCCCTCCGGTAGGTCGGTCGGGATGAACTCAATCGACGCTTTCAGCGCGTCGTCCTCGATCGCGACGTCGAAGGCGCGACCGATCGGAAGGCGCGAGGCGTCGTGTCCCCACAGCACGACGGGATTGCGGAGGAAGTTCTTCAGATCCCATCCGGCGAGGTCGATGCGGTCCTGTTCGCGATCGACGTCGGCGGTCGAGATCGTGAAGCGGAGCGCGCGTTTCTCCGGGTCGATGACGCGGGCGGGCGTGATCATCTGCTTCCGCACCCCGATCGCGGCGCGCGTGACGTTGCGCGAGCGGTTCAGGCTCTTGAACTGTGTCGCGCTAAGTATCTGCATCGGTCGGTCCCGGTTCCGGTTTGGTGGCGGCGTTTCCTGGCGCGTTCGCGGACTCGGCGGGCGCGGTCGTCGTCTGCGCGAGGTTGTCGGACGGAACGGCGGTGTTGAGCGGCACGCGATAGTCGTCGCCGTGGCCGTCCTCGATCGGGTTCATGTTCTCGCGTGCGCGGACCTCGTTGCGGTTCATCCAGCCGTTGAGGGTTCCGATCTGGTAGGCTTCGAAACGGGTTTTCACGTCACTCCGGGTCATGTCGTCGAAGTCGAATTTACATTCGAGGATCGAGCGCTCGTCATCGAACAACAGATGATGATCGAATAACTGCTCGATCGATCTGGCGATCGGTTTCAGCGCGCTGTCGACGTATTGCTGGTTCTGCTGCTCGATGTTGTTCAGCGTCGCCTTGTCGAGTTCGCCCAGGCGGTGCGGCGGCACGCCATACAGGCGGGCGATCTCGAGAACCTGGAACCGGCGCGTCTCGAGGAATTGCGCTTCCTCGTTGGTGATCGCGCTTTTCTCGAACTTCATCCCCTCCTCGAGGATCGCCGTTTTATGCGCGTTCTGCACCCCGGCGTGCGTCTCGCGCCAGGAATTCGCCAGCCGGTCGGCGGCTTCCTTCGACAGCTTGCCGGGATGACTGATCGTGCCACTGATCTGGCCGCCCTGGCGGAACAGAATGCCGCCATGCTGTTGCGTCGCCAGCGCCAGACCGACGATGTCTTGCGCGATCGCGATCGGCGAGGCGCCAACGTAGCCGTCGAGGGAAATGTTCTTTAGGTGGATCATATCGTCGGGCGGCACGAGCAAACCGTCACCCAGGCGGCGCGAGTTGATGCGATACCAGAGTTCGCCGTCCTCGGTCAGCATGATCGAGCAACGATCGGGAGCGATCGGGACCAGTTCGATCGGGTTCGCGTCCTTGTCGCGTTCGACGACGACGAAGGCGTTCCCGCGTAGGCAAAGCGACGTAATCATGTAGCTGATAAACTCGAAGGGCGTCTGCCAGCGGTTCGGGCGGCGGAACAATTTCCCCAGCGGATGTTGTAGTTCGCGGCGGTATCCGCCGTTCACCAGGGTTCGGCGGACGAACGGCTTCAGCATCGCCATGTCCTGCGAGATCATGCGGATACACGCATAAACCGCCGAAGCCTGTAGCGCCGTGAACGGGGTAACGGGAACGCCGGTGTTCGAGGCGTAGCCACCGAGCGCGGCATAGAGCATCGGTTGCGGCCACCCCAGCCCGCCCAGCGTCGAGGTCACGGCGGCATCGTTCTTGGTCTCGAGCGACGGTTCGGTGCGCGTGGCGGGCGTGCGCGAGCGATCGGCGAGGCCGAGGCGCATCGCGTTGATCAGGCGGGCGACAGGTGATTTCATCAGAGCGTGATCAACCCCCGTGTTTCGTAGACGGATGTCGTGTCGACGGTGTTCATGGCGTGCGCCATCGCCATGATCAGCGCGATCGCGGCGTCGATCTTGTTCTCGGGGCGCGCCTTGCGCGGGTAGACGTTGTCGCGCGCGTCGGTGTGGCCGACGACGTTGCCGACGCACCAGCCCAGCGGGCCGTTCATGTCGTGACGCATGCGGCCACCCCGGATCGCCGCCTCGAGTTCGCGGGTCGGCGGATTGAAGTTGAGCGCGTTGGAGCGAAACTCGTTGCACGGCACGCCGTTCGCCATGAGACGTTGCGCCATGTGAACGGAGTTGAACGGGTCGAAGGCGACGGAGGCGACGTGGAAGCGCGCGCACATGTCGAGGATGTCCGCCTCGATCGTGGCGAAGTCGGTTTCGTTCCCTTGCGTGATGATCAGTTCGTTGTTCGCGGCCCATCCGGGATAGGACGGGTTTCGCGCTTCCATCACGGCGGCTTCATTCAGGTAGCAGCGGGCGAAAACGGAGAACAGCAACGCTTCCTTGCCGTTCGCGTCGATCACATGTTCGGGGAAAACGGCGACGACGGCGGCGAGGTCGGCGCGCGAGGCGAGATCGACACCGATGTAGCAGTCGCGGCCCTCGAAAGCGGATATGTGCAGCGCGGGATCGCCGCATGCGTTCCATGCGCGGGTTGAAAACAGAGCTTCATCCGCGCCGACCCAGACGTTCAGGTGCCGGGTCCGCGCCGAGGCTTCTTGCGAGGGATTGTTGCGGGCCTGTCGCATTATGGCGCGGATCGCGTCCGGTTGGACGGAATGGCCCCACCCCGGATTGGCCTTGATCCAGGTCGACTCTTCCCACGGGTCGTCCTGGTCGTCGATCGAGTAGATGACGCCGAACAGGCGATCGTCGTCCTGCCCGCCGGTCACGACGCGCATCAGGTAGTCCCA